AAGATGCACCTGAGCATCTTCGTTCGACTGCTGCCAAGCCCAAGAAAAATGATTGGGACACCGATGAGTTTCACTTCAAGCGTTGGGACTGGATCATGAAGGAAATGATCTGGGCATTCAACGAACACGCAAAAGATCGTGAGCCGAACTTCTGGATCAAGAAACCAAAATACAAATGGGTTGAGAAAGAAGGCACTGATCATTCAGAAATGGTCATTGTCAAAGAGGGTGTGTTTGACGAAGCCAAAGCCAAGGCATATTGGGAACGCAAGAAAAATGGCTTTCGTTTGTTTGGAAAATATTATATGAATTTGTGGGATTAGTTTATGAGAGTATCAATCATTACAGCAACAATCGGTAAGCCACAATTAGCAAATTGCATCGAGTCTGTTAGAAATCAAACATATAAAAACATCGAACACATCGTTGTTGTTGACGGAAAAGAACACTGGCAAAATGTAGATGAGATGTTATTTGCATTAGAATTCCCTGTTTCCGATTCAAGAGAACATTTAATAGTTCTTCCATATCCAACTGGCAAAGATAGATTTAATGGACACCGAATCTACGGCGCATTTACATATCTCGCAAATGGTGATTTTATTCTTTGGTTAGACGATGATAATTCCATTGAACCTAATCACGTTGAAAGTCTTGTTAATTTAGTGAAGGAAAAGAAACTAGATTGGGCGTATTCTTTCAGGAAAATCGTTGATGACAATAACAATGTCATTTGTAATGACGATTGCGAAAGTCTCGGTAAGTGGAAATCAGTTCTCAATGATCATTTTGTTGATGTAAATTGTTTTTTTGTAAGAAAAGATATTGCGGTTTCTCTTTCTCCTGTTTGGTTTAGAAGAGCGCGCGATCAAGAAAATGGAGTTATGGAAGTTGATCGAGCATTAACTGCAATTTTAATGCACGAAAATAATAAATTAAAGTTTGACACAAATGCCGATTATACAGTAAACTATCGAGTAGGAAGCACAGGCATTTCTGTTAAAAAAGAATTTTTTCTTAATGGTAATGCAGCAATGTTAAATCGATACAGCGGAAAATTGCCTTGGAAAAAATAATATGACTAAACCAACACTATTAATCTCAAACTATCACGAAGATTTCACTGGCGGTGGAACTTATGTGATGATGATTCTTAATGTCTTGAAGAAGTATTACGAATTATACACCGACAAAAATGTTGAGTATTACTACAACCAGTATACACCGCATAAATTAAATCCTGGCGAAATTAAACTTGCTGATTCAAGTCAATCGTTTGATTTACATTTACTTGCGCACTATAGAGGCTGGGTTCCTCCTCGCGGCAAACGCAATGTACAAATAACTTACTATCCTCTACAAAAAGATATAACAGGGTGGGATAGTTTCTTTGTGCTAAATGATTTTTGTTTGTATGTAGCAAACAAATTTTACTCAATCCCAAAACATATCATAACACCATATTATGATGCTAGTGGATTCTATATTTCTGACAAAACTGTTGACCTCATAAATATCGGTCACTATTTTATAGAAAGCGATGGACACTCAAAAAATCAACACATTATCATAGAGTGGTTCAAACGTCAACCGAATCTCGGCAAAATCATATTTCATGGCGGTTTAACAAATCCAAACTATTTCAGATATCTCTTAGATATATCGAAAGATGATCCAAGAATTGTGTTAAAGTACAATAGAACACAAGAAGAAATAAGAAAGGATTTGTCAGATTCTCGATATCTTATTCATGCCATTGGATACAAAAGAACTGCGCCTGAGCAGACTGAACACTTCGGTTTAGTTGCGGTAGAGGCATTGTTAAGTGGCTGTCAACCAATAGTGCATAATTCTGGTGGTTGCCCAGATATACCTGGAGTTATATGCTACAATGATTTTTCAGATATACAATTACTAGAAACTAATCCTGAAAGACTGAGAACTTTTGGTTCGCGTTTTAACATTAAAAAAACTGAAGATCAACTGGTGAAGGCATTAAACTTACGTTGACATAAAATTAAAATTAGACAGGAATAACTTTTATTCCGCGATTAACATTTACTATGAACTAGAGGTTTTAAAATGAAAAAAAAAGTTGCCTTTGTTACAGGAATTACAGGTCAAGATGGACCATATCTTTCCAAACTTCTATTGGAAAAAGATTACAAGGTCTATGGTTTGATCAAGAGATATTCCAATCCTAATCTCGACAATCTAAAGTTCTTAGGCATAAGTGATGATGTTGAACTTATTACTGGTGATATCACTGATGAGAATTCAATCAATCATCTGATTAAAAACATCAAGCCAGTTGAATTCTACAATCTGGCTGCGCAGAGTTTTGTTGGTATTAGTTGGGATCTAAACAAACTAACAACAGAAGTCAACGCCATTGGTCCGTTGAATATTCTAAACGCAATTAAATCCATCAGCCCATCTACCCGATATTACCAAGCAAGCACTAGTGAGATGTATGGTAACAGTGATGGTAATTTGCAAAATGAATTAACACCGTTCAAACCAAGAAGCCCATATGGTGTAGCAAAACTTTATGCATATTGGATTACAGTAAACTTCCGAGAAAGTTACAGTCTTCATGCGAGCAATGGTATTTTGTTCAATCACGAAAGCCCACTCCGAGGCATTGAGTTTGTAACACGAAAAATCACAGATGGCATTGCTAAGATTAAGTTGGGATTGAGTGATAAGATTACACTCGGTAACTTGGATGCTAAACGAGATTGGGGTTTTGCTGGTGATTATGTTGAGGCAATGTGGTTGATGTTGCAACAAGATGAACCAGATGACTACGTTATTGCTACAGGAATGCAAAATACAATTGGTGAACTGTTATCAATCGGCTTTAACCATGTTGGCATCCCTGATTGGAAACAGTATATAGAATCTGACGCCAGATTTAAGAGACCAGCAGATTTGTTTAGTCTTTGCGGAGACAGCACAAAGGCTCAAACTAAACTTGGTTGGAAGCCACGAACTTCATTTGAAGAAATGGTTAAGTCTATGGTTGATGCAGATTTGAGGAGAAATAAAAATGTTCGAGCAGTATGAAAAAAAGATATACTCGCAGCAAGGAGAAGATGGAATAATTGAACACATCTTTAACGTAATAGGAACTACAAATAAAGTTGCTGCAGAAATCGGTATGGCTGTCAATTTCCCAGAATGTAATACATATAACCTGGGAACTCTTGGTTGGAATACATTTTGGTTCGATATGCAAATGATTGATGTATCCAAGATCCCACCTAATGGGGTTTTTGTAAAGAATAAAGTCACTGCTGATAACGTAGTAGGGCTGTTCGAGAAAGTTTCAGTGCCCATAGAAATGGATTTATTGTCTATCGATATAGACAGTAATGATTACTATATTAGAGAGGCTCTCGATAAATATAAGCCAAGAGTGTGTATTCAAGAATATAATGGTTGTTTTGATGGCGCGGTTGAATATATAATGCCTAGAAACGACGATCACGTTTTTATACACAATACTATATTTGGTGCCAGTTTAAAGTCTATTGAGATACAAGCCGACAGGCAGGGATATGATTTAGTGTATTGCGATGAGCGTGGTGTCAATGCTTTTTTTATTAGAAAAGACATAAATCCCTTTGGTCATGTTCCAAGCGAAAAGGCATGGAAGAAATTATTCTGGTGCTGAGGTGATGCATGAAAGCATGTATAGCGTCTTACTTTATGCCTAATATCAATCAACGCACTGTAAAACTACAGAAATTGGTTGTTGATAAATTCAATAAAACTAAACTCCCTCACATTGTTATGCAGGGCGAGATTCCTCATGGTATATTCATGGACTACATCTGGGCAGTAAATGGCGCCCCAAATGAAAAGTTGAATGTAAAACAAGAATTTGATTTTGATGTTGTGCTATTTTTAGATATTGATTGTCTACCAGTGAGCGAAACTGCAATCGACTACTATGTGAACAAAGCAAGCGAAGGAATATTGATAGGTAACGCGCAACGATCAGGTCATATTGATAATGGCAATCATTTATTTGCAGCACCTTCAGCCGTTGCATTGTCAAAAGAATCTTACATTAAGATTGGTAAACCATCTGCGATAGAAACTTCAAGAGGAGATGTGGCAGAGGAATATACTTGGAAAGCAGAAGAAGTTGGTGTGAAGGTTGACATGTCACTACCAACCAAGTATGATAGAGATGTATACCGATATGATTGGGAACAAGATCGCCGTCCATATTGGACATTGGAAAATGGACTACCGAATTATGGTCTTGGAACAACATACGGAAATCAGGAAATTGGTGATATGTTCTGGCACAATTTCCAAATTAGAGTTCCAGGGCAACAAGAACAATTTTGGAAAAAGTGTGAGGATCTATTAAATGGCTAATCGTAGTGATTTTTTTAATGCTAAACTTCCGCGTCAATACAAGCGCATGCTTGCCATGGGGCAAACATATGGCTGGACGGGTAATGAACACAGTCGCGGTTTACTGAAACGTCAATTTATTTCTGCGCATGCTAATCATGTCAATTTTAAATTGAAGCGACAGTCTGCGGAAACCAATAGTAGTGAAGAATAATGCACTCACTAGCAGAATTTCGTGATTTTCTTCTTTTGAAGAATATCGAAATAAAAGATTTTAATGGATGGAGTCTCAAGGTCGGCAAAGATACTTGGACTATGTTGAGTGACGTTTATTATAAAAACGGAACTCCACAAAACATTAAACAAAAAGGATTATTTGACAATTACAAGAGGAAAAAGGAAAATGGCGAACATCAAAGCAATCAAACTCGTAAATGGCGAGGAATTAATTGTAGAAATCGAAGAGGACAGTGACAGTCAAATTACATTCACAAATCCTGTTGCTTGCGTTCTTCAGCGCGGAAAAGATGGAGCACCAGTGCTTGGCTTTATGCCTTGGATGCAGGCAAGTAATCCTCCATTCACAATTAACAAGAATCATATTCTTGTAATTGCAGAAGTTGCTGACGAAGTGAAAAACGGTTATAATAATATCTTTGGCACAGGAATAGTTGTTCCTCCGAAGCAATTAATTACAGGGTGATATGTCCGATTTCTATACTAACATCTGCGTCTCTGGGAAGTATATACTCTTCAGAGGTGTAGAGAACGACAGACGTGTTCGACGCAAGATCGAATATCACCCCACATTTTATTTGCTGAGTCAAGAGCAAACTAATATCAAAACTCTGGATGGTAACTCTGTAAAACCAATACAGCCAGGAACTATTCCAGAGTGCCGTGATTTTCTTAAGAGGTATGAAAGTGTCGATAATTTTCCTGTGTATGGTAATAATCGTTACGAGTATTCTTATATTGCCGATACTTTTGGTGACGATATACTCTGGGATATTAATAAGGTTAGCATTGCCTATATTGACATCGAGGTCGGATCAGAAAATGGATTTCCCGAGCCAAAAGATGCGATCGAAGAAATCACAGCCATCACTATTAAACTCAAAGGTAATTATTTTGTGTTTGGTTGCGGCGATTATATCAAGCATCGTGACGATGTGCACTATGCAAAGTGCCGCGACGAATCAGACCTTGTACGAAGATTCCTCGACTTCTGGGCAAGATTTCACCCCGATGTAGTTTCAGGTTGGAATATCAAGACCTTCGATATTCCTTATCTTGTAAATCGTATCACCAAATTATTTGGTGAACAAGAAGCAAAGAAGTTGTCGCCGTGGAATTATATAGACAAGCGCGAAGCATATTTTATGAATCGCGAGCACATCATCTATGATGTTGTAGGTGTTTCTACGCTCGACTATCTAGAACTTTATCGCAAGTTTACTTATTCGCAGCAAGAGTCGTATCGTCTAGATAACATTGCTCATGTTGAAATTGGCGAAAAGAAATTAGATTACTCTGAGTTCGAAAGTCTACACCAACTCTACAAACACGATTATCAAAAGTTTATCGAGTATAATATTCGCGACGTTGAACTTGTTGAAAAACTCGAAGACAAGATGAAGTTGATTGAGTTGGCTTTGACTCTTGCGTACGATAACAAAGTCAACTACGACGATGTGTTCACTCAAGTCCGTATGTGGGACGCAATTGTTTACAATTATCTAAAGAAGAAAAATATTGTTATCCCGCAGATGAAGCGCGGTGATAAGAAAACAGCATACGAAGGTGCGTATGTTAAAGATCCCATTCTTGGCATGCATCAGTGGGTTGCATCGTTTGACTTGAACAGTCTGTATCCGCACTTGATTATGCAGTATAATCTTTCGATGGAAACTCTTATAGAGCCAGCGAAGTATACTGATGAGATGCGGCAGTTTATTGGCAATCGTAAGATTGAAGTTGATACTTTGCTCAATCAGCGCATCGATACATCACCACTAAAAGACTTCGATGCAACTCTGACTCCGAATGGTCAGTTGTTCAGCACAAAACAACAAGGTGTGTTGCCTGAGATTATGGATAGTATGTACAAAGATCGTACACGTTATAAGAAGTTGGCACTTGAGGCTAAAAAGAAAATCGAAACTGTTCTTGAGGATAAGAATCAGGTTCAGTATCTCGAGAAGCAAGTTGCACGATATAATAATCTGCAGTTGGCGAAGAAGGTTACTCTGAATTCCGCTTACGGTGCGCTAGGCAATCAATACTTCCGCTTCTTTGATATTCGCATCGCCGAGGGTATTACTACAGCAGGTCAGTTGTCTATTCGTTGGATTGAGCAGAAGATTAACAATTATATGAATATCTTGTTGAAAACTGGCAACGAGGATTATGTAATTGCTTCAGATACAGATTCAATTTATCTAAATCTTGGACCTATTGTACAAAAGTTTTTCCCAGATACAAGTGACTCGAAGAAAGTCATTCGCTTCATGAACAAGATCTGCGAAGAAAAGATTCAGCCATATATTGATGAGTCTTATGAAGAACTGCGGCAGTATGTTAATGCTTATCAACAGCGCATGGAGATGAAGCGCGAGTCTCTTGCTGATAAAGCGATTTGGGTTGCGAAAAAGAACTATATCTTGAATGTTTATGATAGTGAAGGTGTCGCATACGCAAAACCAAAACTGAAAATGATGGGCATATCAGCGATTAGATCTTCAACTCCTTCTGCCTGTCGCGTAAAGATTAAAGAAGCAATTGACATTATCATGAATAAAACGCAGGATGACTTGCACAAGTTTATTGAAAAATTCCGCAAAGAGTTTAAAAACTTGCCTGTTGAAGATATAGCATTTCCTCGAAGTGTGAATGGCTTGGGAGAATATGAAGACAAGGTTAATATTTTCAAGAAAGGAACACCGATTCATGTCAAGGGTGCACTTGTATACAATCATTCCTTGCGCGAATTAAATTTAACAAAGCGTTATCAATTGATACAAGAG